TTTAACAAAGTTAAGTTAACTACAGAAGATATTTTATTATGGAACAACTAGATAACACAAACATTAGTACGCACCTAGGTCAGAGTAGTCAGTATAAGTCGCAATATGACCCCGGATTGTTGGTAAGAGAGCCTCGTCAAAGTAATCGTTCATATCTTGATATTCAAGATGACAATCTACCTTTTGTAGGTTATGATGTATGGAATGGTTATGAAGTATCTGCTTTGACTAATAACGGTAGACCAGTAGCTGCAATTGCAAAAGTAATTTATCCTTGCAATAGTAGTTATATCGTTGAATCAAAGTCAATGAAACTATATTGGAATAGTTTCAATATGACTAAGCTTGGGGAAACATCTCAAGATGTTATGGGTGAAATTGAAAAGAGAGCTATTGAAGATCTATCAAACTTTCTAGAAACAAACGTAAGTGTTCAATTGTTTTTCGATGATACAGAAATTGAAGAAGGTTTAGACTTTTCTGTTATTGAAAATATCGATATTACGGTAGGTCAAGACGTTGTATTTGATACTTATAACGAAACTCCTGAACTGTTAGAAGTAGAAGAGCATGATGAGCCTCAAGATATTAATTATATTTCTGGATTGTTGAAGTCAAATTGTAGGGTAACTTCGCAACCTGATTGGGGTGATGTATACATTTACATGAGAGGTAATAAAGTACCTACTAAAGAATCACTTCTAAAGTATATCGTATCATTTAGAGATGAATGTCACTTTCATGAAGAGATTTGTGAATGCATTTATAAGAGGCTATGGGATACTTTCTCTCCCGAAGAGTTATCTGTAATGTGTTTATATGTTAGAAGAGGTGGCTGGGACATTAATCCTCATAGGTGCTCCCATGAGCATCTTTATAATGAGCTTATATTCGATATAGGTAAGATCTTTCCTAAGCGTCCTAGACAATAGTCCGTTCCATAAACAGGTGAAAGACCCGGGGTTCGAAACCGGGTCTTTCTTTTTGCACGCCTGCGGGATCGGGGTCGACAGGAGTAAATTAGATATATCCTAAATGATATTTTCTTCTTCTATTAGGACCAACTGCAATATTCTGACCAGATAATGCATCATGTGTTGCATTACCGTTGGTAATGGTGAATGGAATACCATAATTGTCAGTTGTAATTAAGTAAATTGTGCTACCTCCTGGTAATGCGGTACTAACAACTGTATCATCTGATCCTAATAAACCGTCTGAAATAGTAATAGTACTTAAAGAATAGTAAGTTGTTGCATTATCAAATAATACACCTACAACTTGATGACCATCCCAAGTACCAGCTTCATGCAATCCCATAATAGGGTCAGTACCGTTGAAAGCTGATAAACTGTAATTAGGTGCTGGGGGAGGCGTAATCTGTGTAGTATCGTAAACTCCGTTGTTTAATCCTGTTGCCATGTATATATTTATTGCTCTCCATAAAAAAAGCCCGACCTTTCGGCCGGGCTGTGATTAATAACTGTAAATTTCGATTAGAAGTATACAGCCTGAGAACCTGGTGTGAAGGCCTCACCAAGATTCTTAACAATGATAACGTGGTAGTACAAGTTAGCACCGAAGATGTTGTCAACAACACCGTAACGGGTTAACAAGCCAACACGTGGCGAGAAGTCGTTAGGACCAATCGTTCTCTGAACCATAACAGGAATGTATGGACAGTAGATAATACCAGTGTCATAGAATTCAGGGCCTTTGTAACCAAGCAATGCATACTCAACGCGAGAGGTACGAGCACCGGAAGGTGTGTAAGTACCCTGATCAGGCTGAGTGATATAACCTGCATTGTTTTCGTACTGAGCTTCTGTGCGGGTGTCACGGTAAACGTTGAAACGACCACCGAGGTTACCAACTTTGGCAACACCAACAGGCTGGGTGTTAACGTTACCCTGAACGGGTACCCACTGGAACTCAGGCAACATCTCGAGGATAGCTGCAACTCTAGGTGTACAAACGATGAAGTTAGCAGCACCACGTCTGTTACGAATAGCAATTCTATTTGCTTCGATAATGATTCTCTGATAGAAGTCTCTGTTACGCTCAACTAACCAGCGACCGTCAGCAGACTGAGGAGCCCAGATGGAATAACCATTTCCGGATCCATTATCAAGAGCAACCTGAACCATACGCATCAACATTTCACGATCGATCTCAGCCTGCAACTCGTAAGACATTGCATTGGTGAGTTCGGTATCGATGTCAATACCATTCATGTTCTTAAGGTCCTGCTCGAGCTCAACAGACCAACGAGCGGCCAAACGACGTGTACCAGCTTCAACAGCTGTCTTCTCAAAGCTAACAACGACCTGAGGAATACGTCCGGTCAACTCAAAGTTAGCAAGAAGTTTTGCAACACCTTCGTCCTGATTAACGAATGGGAAGTCTGAACCAGCACCTAAACCAGACAATTTGTCGGAAGATGTACCAGTGAAACGTGTATCTAAGAACTGATAACCTAATTCCTTACCATCGGCATTGGATCCGGAACCGGAACCTCTACCAGAAGCAGGGTTGTTAGCAGTGTTTTCAGCAGTACCGTAAGTACCCTGACCGATACCGTCAATACCATTACCAAGAGCGTCTGTCTCGTACTTATAACGCAAAGCAAATGCTAAGCCAACGGGACCACTCATAGGCTGAACACCAACGATTTCGTTAGTAATCAACTCAGGGAAGGTACGACGAATCATAGGAATAAGAATCTTAGGCAAACGGAAGTCACCGGTTGCGTATGTGTCACCCTGACTGTAAGAGTTAGGGATCTGATTACCATACTGACCGATGTTAACACTACCATTGCTAAGAGCAGATCCTGTTCCGCCTGCAAAGTTACCATTCTCGTTTAAACACCATGCCTCTTGGTTTTCCAAGAGCATAGCCGTACTCAGACGCTGATGGTCGTCTGTGATTTCTTTGACATTGTCAGATTTGTAGTCCAATACAGGACCCCATTTTTCTAACAACGCTTTAGCCCTATTCTGATCGATATAGGCTTCTGAGGGTTTAATAGTATTCATAGTTTTATGTATACGGGTTTGTAAGCACTCTACCAAGAGCGCTGGAAATTCTTATAAAAGGGTATCTATCAATGAGATTAATACTTACCGAGCTCGCCTAAGTAAGCGTTAAAGTAAGGATTCTCAGATTTCTCAGACTGTTGCTTAGTAGACTCACTAATAACTTGGGTAGGTCTGTCAACGTCCTTAGAAACGGAATTCTGTCTTTTTGCTTGCTCATGCAAAACTTCAAGATGTTCTTCATGATTTTTATCAAACATCTTCAATGTATAATCAAAGTTCTCATTAATAAATTTGGCAGATTTGCCAGAGAGGACTTTCTTACAAAACGCAGCTTTGTCTTCAGATAATTCAGAGCACTTACTTTCAAGTGTCAACTGAGACTTAAGTCTAGCATTTTCTTTAGCTAATTTTTCAGCAGCAGAGCTGATTTCATTAACTTTAGCAGTGGATTCGTCAATTCTAGCCTTACCGTCAACGATTGCATCTTTAATTGCATTCTTCTGTAAAGCAGCATCAACTGCAAGTACACCACGTAACTCAGATAGCATTTTAGCTGATCTCTTATTCTTAACTGCCTCATTAATACTTTTCTGAGGAACAAGTTTCTCAAGATAGATATCAAGGTATTTGCTTACCTTATTAACGATATCGCTCTTAAATTCAGAAGCTTCTTCTGTGAGAGCTTTACTGTATTTCTCAACCACTGCAATCATTTTTTCAGAGTGGTTCTTATCAATTGCTTCGACAACTTTGTCTAGCTTCTTAGAGTGGTCAATATCAATGGCTTCAAGCAAATGCTCAAGCTTGTTAGCATATTCGTCATCCTGTTTGACGAGAGCAGCCTCAACATGAAGCTGAACCTTCTTGTTAAACGCTTCTTCAATCTGCTGCAATGTTTCCTCAGTGAGGATGTCTTGAGCTTTTTCTTGGAGTATATCTTTGATGTTTTCCATATTAAAATAGTTTCTTTTTAGAAGCTTTATTGATCTTGTGCTTCATTTTGTCTTCTACAACAGATCGTAAATTATCATGAGCATTTTTATATTCGCCATTGATAATATTCCTTACAAAATTTTTAATTTCTTTACGCTGTTGAATCATAAGATTTATATCTAATATTTATGCTTTACCGTCCAATTTTATCTAAAAAGTCAATAATTTGGTCTCTTAAATAATCATTCAATTCTTTTTTAGGTAAAGTTTTAATACTTTCTTCGAATGTATCATAAGATTCTTCCCATCTTCCATCCTTAGCTAACACAAATTGCTTTGATTCTAATATACCATTAACGAATGCTTTTGGGCAAGAAGGATCGGATACACAATCAACTGCAACCAATCTCATTTCAGAAACTCTGCTAACACCAGGTCTGGTTTTTTCTTTAGATAATTGACCTAATGCCCTTGAGCTCATACCGACTTTTACACCGTCATTAATTAAACTCTTAACGATTTGACC